TCATATACCGTGATAGGTACTTTGTTTTCTTTGTCTGTAAAATTAACAATATATGGCATGTTTAGACCTCAGTAAAACCAGTTAAACTCTGTACACGTATTGTGTAGTCTACCTGAAGTAGTCTATTCAAAGATTTTTGAACAGGGTGGAAGACCACATGAGTTAACAGTTTTCCTTCCCCATTGGGGTTATAGCTCTTTAAGCCTAACTCGTCAAATACAAAGCTACTGTTCATATCTTGACTGTTATCAAATGCTTGCTGTCCTACAGGCTCGCCGTAATCTAGTAAACAACTTATAACAATATCACTATAGGTTGCACCGCTAACATGTCGTATTTCCATTTTGTTACGGGTCGGATCTACATTATCTGTAGCATTTTGATCAACAGTTTTAGCATAGGTTTGATTATATAATCCGGTATTGACACCAATGGTGTTTGGAGTTAGATAGGTGATCAATCCAGTAGGATCAACGGTAGTTCCGCCGCTGCCAAATGCCATTTGATAAATCCAACCTTGACCTTGATTTGACAAACTGTTAACCATTGCTACTGACATATTTTCGTAATGAATAGCATTGCGTTTGTCAATGAAAACTTCTTTAGTGTCGGGATCAAAAATCTTAATGTGGCCTTGAAAGTGCCAGCCTGTAGATTCGTTAGGACGTTGTTTTTCCTGCTGTTGTTGGTGTTTCATAGTCGGTTCGCTTGTTTTTTTCTGTTCCATAGTATATTTATTCAGGCAGCTCGGTGCTCTTTTGTTTTAAAAATTCAGGGATTGATCCTAGATTTTTAAGCAAAGTTACACCCGAACTCGCTGAACTTTCTCCTCGGTCATACCAAACTTTTCCTAATTTTCTTATGATTGTGATACGTGTTCCTGCAGGAACAACACTGGTTAATCTAATATAAGGATTGGTTCCGTCAACGGTAAATTCTGGTTCAACTTCAATATCTGCCTGAGGGCTTGTTATGTTTAAAGTTTGATCATAAATTGTAACAGCATCTTTACGAAGTCTTCTTCCTGCAACAAAAACTTCAATTTGATCGCAGCTATCAAAACCTGTTGGAATTGTAGTTCTAGTCCATGACTTTTCACTGATTACAGGAACATAAGATAATGGGCCCACTAATAAACTGCTGCCGTCGCTGACAAAATCTAATCTTTCCTGTTCTTCGTTATAGGGCAAACTTTCAACTCGACTAACATCAACTACAGGTGTACCTGCTACATACATTTCAGCAATAGATGTTCCAGAACTTCCTCTACGTAACTGAGTTAAAGTATTTCCATTTTTAACATAATAGTCTATTCGTTCACCGTTGATATAAACTGTACCTGGAATATTTCTAGAAGGGATAGGATCAAATAACATCGATGCATCAGTAACAATTATTTCTCGATTGTAATAATATAAATCATTGACTAATGTTACAGATTTATCAATGCTGAAACGTTTGAAATGATGTATGTTCAACATGTCTTTAAATACTTCAAATCCTAGACTTTGTCTTCTTACATAGTTTCCAAATTGTACAATTTTAATTGTATCTGTTAGCATGGTTGGTTTTTGCAAATATACGAGATTTCTAGGAATAGAAATCTCGTAATCTTTTTCCTGTGTTAATCTTTGTCCATTTAGGTATACCCAAATATAACTTGCGCCAATTGCATCTCTAGATAATTGGTATCTAGATTTTCCGCCTGCATATTCATCGCTGATTATATTCATGCTTGGATATTCGCTGAACCAAGTAACTGTAGCTTGATCACCCTGTTGTAGTGTTGTTGTGCTGTCATCTTGCACAAAACTTGTTCCTGAAAAAACAATGTTATTATTTTCAAATGTATACTGACTGTTTACATCAATAACAATTTTAATTTCGTCGCCAACTTTTAAGATTTCAGGGTTAACTGTTACGGTATTATTATTACCGTCATAGACATAATCTAAAATATATTTTTTCTGTTCGTTATTAATAAAAACTTCAATATTTTCTTGTGTTGCAGTATTTGTTGGCTGTACAGGATCTTTAAAAATACTTACTAAATTATTTGTACCGTCATATATTACAAATTCAGTTTCTGGCCCTGTTAGATAAAATCCATTGATTTCTACAAGAACAGAACCAGTGGCACTTGCTCTAGTTAAGTTTACAAATTTATCAAGATCGTAACTTAACGTGCTTCCGTCAAAAGTAATAACCTGTTGATTTATTCTAACCAATGCTTGTTGATTAGAGTCAACGTCTGTGGCTGATCCAAGACAAACAATTTTTATAACTGTGCCTCGGCCTGGTCGATTTCCAATTTGAATTAAAGTTTTATCAGTAATATCTGTTACTTCAGAACTGTTAACAAACGCAACATCAGCTTGTAATCCGTCTACTGTTACTAAGACGCTTGCAGTATCTTTATAATTTGCTTTAGTTAAGAAATTAACAGTATCGCCGTCAGCTTCAAATTCTTGATAATCTAATATTGCAGATCCGCCTATACCTATAGATAGTATTTCAATTGTGCTTCCAATCTCAGGAGCATTTGCAAAAACTACTTGGTTTGCAACATAATCAATACTATAAGTTATCGAACTGTCTACATTATAAAAATCACACTTAACTTTGTCAACATAGACTATTACAGAGTCTGGTTCTATTATAGGCTGACCAATATCAAAAATTCTAGTAGTACCGTCACTCTTAACGATCTTTGAATGCAAGGGAGTTGCGCCAGTTTGTACAGAGTGGAAAACTTTAATACTGACACTTTCTAATACCTGTCCTGGAATATTTTCTTCTGGCGCTGGTACTTGGTCTGGGTCAATAAATTTACCGCCGTCAATATTAATATCTTCAGCCATTGTTCCAGTTGCTGTTACATAGGCACCGCTAACAGCACTAAGACTTCCGCCTGAAAGATTTGTATCAATAATATTAATGTCAGTGATATTTACAGTTCCGTCACTGTCAAATGGTCTAAATATTAATGTATCTCCGGGATTGACTGTGATATATTGTCCTATCTCAACAATTTTGTTTATGCCATTGCCTATAAATGTAGGCATCTGGGCATACGGATTTGTAATAATTGTAGAATCCCAATTGTTAGTACCGTCAGGATATACAACAAAACTAGGATCGTCTATACGGATTGTCTCTGGAATTGGGATGCCTGGATCAAATACGACTCTTGGGGCACCTGCAGAATCTAATGTATCAATGCTACGAGGAACGCCGTCACCCACACGCTTTAGATATATAGAAATTCTTTGACCTAATGCAGGGGCTTCAGGAAGAGTCACATAAGTTGTGCTACCGTCTGAGATATAGTGGAAATCATTATTAGATTCTACACTGTCCCAAGTATCAGTAAACCAAGGAAGAGCATCCCAACCGCCAGACACATCAAATGTTGTACCTTGAATTTGCACGCCACCAAAGTCAATTCCAGTCATTAGCTGATTTACTTCTTTACCTATCATGCCTGCGGTTGGACTATAATATTTGTTAATTCTATCAACAGAATCTAAAATAGCATCATCTTTTTCGTAGGTGATTGTAATAACATCACCAGCCGACGGCAGTGAACTTAATTTTAATTTTCCTCTTAGTATATCATAAGTATCAGATTCTAAAGTATAAAATGTCAAAGAATAATCGCTATCTAATATTATTTCACTGTTAATGATTACGGATATTTTAGTTTTGTCTCGTGTAGGTGGATAATTTAAATCAAATACTGCTGTGAATCCGTCAGCTGTAAATGTTTGCTCGTATTGATAAGTTGAATATGATCCATCTTTGGTTATTCTATCAAACTTCAATGCTAGATTAAAACTTCTAACTTGGCCGCTACCTAATATTGGAGAAGCTTTTGCTATCTTTGTTGAAGATCCGTTTCCGCCAATTAGACTAACAGCAGCTACGGTATAACCCGAACCTGTAGTCAACATTCTGATTCCGGATAACTTACCGTTAGATATATAGGCCTGAGCTGTTGCTCCTGTGCCGTCGCCTGTAATATAAACTTTAGGAGGAGTTTTGTAATCACCTCCTCGATCTGACAATTGTATATCTACTATCTCATATCCGTGATTATCTTTCCACCATTTATAAGGATAGTAGTTTAATTCTTCAGAATTAGATAACACAGGTAACACTTGTTTATTTTGCTTATCATACTTAGGAGGAACATCAAAGTCAGTTATAGCGGCACCTTGATGATCAATATCAGTATACCTACTTGTATATTCTCTAATTGTGGTTCTAAAAGGTTTTACTTCTTCTAGGTACTGTTGGAAACTAGGCAGGTTGTCATTTTTATAATTTGGACGTTGATCTAAATCGCCAACATTGTGTACAGCATTTAAGAAACTGGTCTTAAATGCCCAGTCAACATATAGTTGTTCGGAAAATATATATTTCATGCTGGTAAAGAATAGTTTATTCCATTCAGCACTTAAATCGTCGATGAAGATATTATACTTTACTGCATTAAGAATATTTCTTAATTCGCTAGTTGGTTGATTATCGTAAACTTCTTCGTCATAGGTCGCAACATAATCATAAACTCGAACGTTATACAAATCTTTAGTTATTTCAATAGTTCCGTTTTTTCTAGCAATCATCTCATAGTTAGATAAAATACTTCCGGTTCCGTCTACAACTCTTTGAATTAATGCCCAACCACCGTTGGCATATTCTTTAACTCTAATTACATCTCCTATCTCAAATGTGTAATTTATTTCTTGAAAAATATCAGAAATTTCTCTGACAATCCTAGTTGTAGAATCAAACCCGGTAGCATACCAATCTACATAATTCCAATAGTTAGGAGTATTGTAAGCCTGCACTTTACTCTTAAAGAAACCTTCTCTTGCAGTATCCCAGAAATAAATTGCCCAGTAATTTTTAAATGTAGAGTCAGAACGTACTAGTGCAGAGAAACTACGTACAGTCACATCTGCTGTTGTATACTTTCTTCCCTTCTGTAACAAGCTAACAGAAACTACTCGACCTTGATTATCTAGAACTGCTTCGGCTTTGGCGCCGACACCGTCACCTGTGATTACTACTGGAGGAACTGTTCTGTAACCAAAACCAGAATCAATAACATCAATGGTGTCTATTTCACCGTCTACAACATTTGCCGACAATATAGCAGGACGTACCCTTACAATTCCTACCTCTGCTAATTCTTCATAAGTATCTACAGTGACGTCATAGAGATTAAGTGTTGCGCTTGGTATTGCATCTACTTTGTTTAAATATTCAAAATCAATTAAGTCGCTAAATGGCTTGGTTACAAGAATATTATTAATTCTATCAATGACAATTTTTAAAGCTGTTGCACGATCTACAAACATAGTTTGTATCGGTCTAAAGGCTAATCCGTATTTTTGTTTTGGTCTAAGAGTTGAATCTGGGACTGGATTTCCTGATTTATTAAATCCTACTAGACTGTCTATCCATTTTTGCTCGAGTGCTTCGCTAGGCAGACTAGACGATTGTCCTTCAGTTAATAATTGATATTCAGTGTGAATATTGTTAGGCGTTCTTTCTGATTTATAATATTCAATGTTAAGTAGTGCTGAATTTCCTTTAATTACAGAATTAAAATTATAAGCTAAAAACTTATCTTTATCAATAATAGCAATAATAGGAATACCTTCGCCAATTGGATTAATAATCGAAGCTGCTACGTTTGCCGCGGCAATTTTTCTTCCCGGAATACCTTGTGGTATAACTGTTTTATTTTTTACCCAGAAATAATACTTTGTCCCGTAGGCTAAACCTGTAGCTGCGTTAGTAAATTTTTTAATGCTATAAGCAGTATTAGAGTAAGCAGGTTGACCAGAAATATTATTAGCAAGACCGTCAACTGTATCTGCGAGTTTTTTCCACTCGGTTGGTGTAACAGAACTTTCTACCCATTCGTAGATGTCTACAGAAGCTCCTGCTGCTAATTGATTCCACATACCAGAACGGTATGCAACATCGCCTTGTTCGTGCAATGCCCATTTTACTGTGCTAAGATCCCACCATAGTGCGCCAACATTTTTTTCAAACCATGCTTGGTCTGCATCTACAACCACTTGATCTGTTCCATTAGTATAGGTTGCAGGATCGTAAGGAGTTTTAAATTTAATTTCTTCTTCGGCAGATCCAAGAATCTTAAACTTGTTTGTGTCAATAATATCAACATCAGCTAGTCTGATATTATTTTCATCATCGTATAAAGAAATACTCTTTATTAAATCAATATTGACTAGATCAGTTTCTTGACTAATTGTGGTAAGACTATTTTTAGTAGGATCTTTTCTAAATAATCTGGTCCGACCAACTGCTGTTCCAGATATTTTGTAATTTGGTGATCCTGTTACAATTACAGACGCTGTGGCATCTAGTGCATAACCAAATGCTTCATTATCTACAAAATTTGTTTGTAATTTTTCAGCAAGTACATAAATCTGATCTTTTAGTTCAAATACGTAAACATCACCGTGATATCCTAGATTTTCAGAGAATGTAGCGCCACTAAAACTTGTGCCCTGGAATAATGTAGGAACTATATAAGAAGTGTTTTTTGCACCTACAATGATACGTTCAGTTCTTTCGCTAATTGATAAACTAAATCCAAAATATTCATTTGACAAATCTTCAAAACTTTGTAATTTTTGTTTTAATCTAAAACTAGGAATTGTAGAATCAGTATCATACACAAATACATAGACTGCGCCTTGGTCTTGAAGAGTAATGTCTGCTTTAGGACTTGAAACTACTAGGGTTGTCCCTGCGTTATCTATGTCAATGGCAAATCCAAATAGATCCCCAGTTAATATATTTTCATCTGTAACTATATCACTGATAGCAGGCAAGCTGTTGGCATTGATTGTCTGCATTAGACTATAGAGACCGTAGAGATTTTTTTGATAAATGTAGATTTTACCAGATGCTGCAATTGACTGTGTTGATAATAAAGTCCACGGAGCTCCTGCCGATGGAATTTCGTTATAACTTTTGTAAGTAGAATCTGTTCCGGGATCAGTTAGTCGGTAATAATTGTTATTATATTTGACCACTGATCCTTCGTTATATTCTTGATAGCCGCTCCAGATTCCTTGATAGTTGGCAAAATACTGTCCATCACTTAACGGTGCCCCTACAACCAATGTTGATCCATCTCTATTCATGGCTAGTGTTGAACCAAATCTGTCGCCTTCCTTAACTAACTCTGCTAGTTGTCCAAAAGATAATAAACCTTCAGATAATATAACTGTAGAATCATTATCGGCAGTAGCAGGATTAGAAGGCAACGAGCTTTGAGTACTTGTAGGATCTAATTTTTGCCATTGGCTAGAATTTAGATTAAGTGTACTTCCGTCTCCGTATTGTTCTTCTAATGATTGCCACAATGCATTATCGTACCAAACAACGGCACCAACTTCATAAAATGTTGAACCTGTTTTATCATAAATTCCTTTGTAATTTTGATTTTGTTCAAACTGCCATTCTTTAGCAATTGTAGGATATTTCTTAATGATAGAATTACCCATCGACAAAGGTAGTGTTGAAGCAAAATAATAAAAAACACTAGCTGTTGATTCGGTGATTACCATCTTGACATATCTAGTTGTTGCAATATCAAATCCAGAACTGTATTGTGTTTGAGTAACTGGACGATTATCTAGATAGTAGGTCACTCCTGTAGTATAAAGTGTGCCGCCTGCTAATGTACCGTTTATATCATCAGCACTAATATTAATAGGGTGTATGTTAGTAACTGTTCCTGCTACAGGATTAGGAAAATAAACATTACTTAAATCAGTTTGATCAAAGATATATGTATTTCCAACTTCAAATGTTAAATTAGGATGATATTGATTGTCAATATAATACTTGTAACCTGTGTCAGAATTTTGTGGAGGGCCGACCGTAACAGACAATCTAATAGTCTGAGAAGTGTCTTGAGTTACCGAAGCATACTTATAAAGATATACTTTTCCAGTTCCACCTAAGGCTCCTGGGGCAGATATTGCCATATAATATTTTCCAGCATCAACGCCAAGTACAATTTTTTCTCCAAAGTTTTCATTGCCGTTAGGTCGCGGACTGATGAAGGTAAATCGTTCAATCCAATTTTGTCCGCTCCATTCATACATGGTTACTGCGCCTTGTTTTGTATACCCGGTTCCAGTGCCAGTGACATTAGCTGTGATAATTGTCGCAGGTTCCCAATCAGTTGTGACTAGATTTATTGTGCTGCCGTCTCCATTAATATTAGAAGTAGCTCTCCATAATCTACCCTGATACAATACAATGTCACCTTTTGTGTATGTGGATGTGGTATTGAAAATGCCTTTGTAGTCTGAAGTAACATTGCTAGCGTTTGGAGAACCTACCGCTAGCCACTTACCGTCCGGACTAATTGCTAGGGTTTCACCGAACACGCCCGACGATGTAATATTGTTAGATCTTAACAATGTTTGGAAAGGCTTAAGGCCAACTTCTCTTTCTACATATACAACAACCATGTTGCTAGCAGGCATTGAAGAAATTGTCTGTGCTAGAGCATCTGAATAAACTACGGCCGAACCGTTACGGATAGGAGCAGAAATTCCGTATTCTGAAAGATCGGTTGCAATGAATTGTTGTTCTTTTTCGATCACTTCCCATCTGTCTAATCCGTTATTATCAATCCAAAGTTTAGCTCCAGTATTAAGAGCCGCTATTTGATCAGGATCTAAAGATTGATAAGATTCAAATCTTGCTTCATGAAGCAATTCAAGATTTACAACAGTACTAGCATCAAAAGAATTATCTGATGGTCCTTTTGCTACCTGTATGGCCAAAGAACTAGTAGTAGGAACTTCAGTGACTTTGTGGAAGCCTGTGATATTTTCTATATTTCTAATACCAAAAATATCTCCTACGGATAATCCGTGATCTCTATTAAACCCTAACTCTACTCTGGTTTTGTTTGTAGCAACGCTGGTCACAATTAATAAAGGAGATACATTATATCTTAAAACTGTCCAAGAATTTTCATCAAATGTAATCCAGACATGCATGTTTTCTTCAAACGCAGTATTGTCAAGAGTCAGTATATCATCTCTAGTCGGAAGAACATAATTGACATCAAATATATTAACATAGCCTGCAACTCGAGGAGCTAGTGTATATTTTTTAACAGGATTAATATCTTTAGTAAATGGATTGGCAGTAATTGTAAAATCGTTTACTGGCACACGAAGATATAGATCTAGTACGTCTGTAGGTTCGGTTGTAGGTGCTAGTAAAATTGGTTGAGGGTTTAATTTTAAATTGTTTTTATAAATTCTAAATTCTGTTTCAACAAACTGATCTGTCCCGCCTAATTGTCCAACACGGAAAGCCCATTCTTCGTTAAGTTCAATACTCCCTGTGTCGGTTCTACTTAATTTTTCAAATACTTTGGTAATAGAATTAGCTGTACCTTTTTCTCTAATAAAACCTTGATAAATCCTAAACTGGCTGACATTATCTTCAGCCATGGCCTGCAGATATTCTCTAGTTTGGTAACCAATAACATGTCGGCTTAGATCACGTTGACTAGATCCTAGTCCGTCTGCATCAACGTTAAAATAATCTTCAAACTGATTAATTCTATAATCAAAATTTGCTACTAAACTTTTTTTAGGATTTGTATCTAATTTTGACCAGTAAGTATTGCTAAAAGTTTCTGTTCCCTGTTGGTTTTCTATGCTCACCCAATTGTAAGATTTATAAGATACAATATCACCTAGTCGATAATCAGTATAAGGACTCCACTGTTGAATGTTTACATTGTCAAACAAGAAACCTGGGCTGGTATAATCTCCGTCCCAGTCAACTGTACGGAATCCGCGACTCTTGATACGTTCTTGTCGATAACCTGTGGTTTTATCATAGATAACATCGTTAAAAACTGTTCGATCATCAAACAGTACTACGTGTTCTTTTAACACATAGTTAAGTTTTAAAAAATAAATCCCTTCATTAGTATTAACTGTACTAACAGCTACTTTTTGAAAGTCTCTTTTAACATTTAAAAATATCGGTAATAAGGCAGTTCCATCGCTTTTAAAAATTTCATAATCATAGAAACTATCAAATAAATTATCTGGTACACCACTTAGTATATTCACATCAACTTCTTGGGCACTAGGGCTTAGTGTTAGCAAACTACCAACTGCCCAATTATGTTTAGTCCAGAATAAAAATTCTTTGCAGCTGGTCTGCCAGTTGTATGCTGTTTGTGTTTCAGCATCATAACGGTCAAAATTAAATCCAATAAATTTTAAATGGGCTTCGTAACCTAATAGGAAATCAACAACGTCCTGAACAGTTCTTAAAACTGTACCGTAGTACATTTTTTGAGTTTTAAGTTTGTCGAATGTTTTTCTAAAATAAGCTTCAATCCCGCCAACAACTGGCAACTTAGGTAGAGCTTTCCATAGAGATCTGTCAAATGATACTCCGCTGGTATGAGATTTCAATGCTCGATAGTAAAGATTTTGTACTCTAACAATGTCTCCATTAGAATACAATTTGTCAGAAGCCCAGTCATAAAACTTTGCACTGACTCCGCCAACACTGGTCAACGGATCAGTGCTGCTGGACACTGCTTTAAAATAGGTAAAATATGACAATTGATTGTCATAGCCTTTAACTTTCCATCCTTCTGCTAATTTTTCAATTAATACACCGCTATATGATAGACTGGCAATTGGTGAACTAACATTAAAAATAATGTTGTAATTTTCATTAGGAACATAGATGCTGCTAGAAGTAGAACTTGGGTTCTTACTATCCAACAGATATTTTTGTTCAGTCTGGTCTACGAATCCAGAAATTCTAGATGATATCTTAACATCTAAATTATTAATACGAGTTATTAACTGCTCAGGATTTAAATTTTTACTTCTAATGTAACTAGTAATAAACGAAATTAATCCCGATACATTGAAATTGCCAACTGTAGGAACTTTCATATCTGAAAGTTTAACAAATACTCCAGTCTCACTGAATACAGTTTGTCCGAGTTTATTAATAGTCATTCTGGATTTGTCAAAGTTGTCAGTAATAAACTCAAAGGGCTTTAATAAAGATAATGCTATTACAACAGAGTACGGCCATTCAGATGTACTCCTCCAGGCAAATTCCGAAGGACTAAGGTCACCTAATTTATAATCGCCTTTATTATTAACTAGTGTGTAATTTGTAGCTAGCCCAGAATCTAAAGGACTTAACAGTTTACCGTCACCGTCAACAGGAATATGACTTAGAATAGATTTTCTAGCATATCGGTCATATGTCCCGGCTCGGCTGCCTTGTCGAATAATACCTTGACTTATATCTTCCCATAGCAATAGATTTCCAGATGTGTAAGGTGCAGGGCCATATTCACTTTCCCACCATGTTGGTTTTTCACTAAATCCTAACATTTCCCAAGGACAGGTGTGAGGTCTAGTAGTATCATAAAACCATTGAAATACTCCTCTCCAGTATCCTGGAAGATTTTTTAGACCGTCGGGGTCTGTCATATTGCTGTAGGTATAGGTAAAACTATTTTGTCTATCAAAATAAAGATCGTTATTGGTATAATCAATATCTGTATTTGATACCCAGCGCAAGAAGTCTGGAGAAACAATTGCATCTAGATCCTCTTTGGTGTAAAGAGCATTACCGTAATATCCGCCAAAAATTGTATCTATGTCAAACAAATTGACATCATATTGTTGTTTGATATTATTATAAATTCTTAGTTCTAATTCTAAAATTGCATCATCTCTGTAATCGTCAAACGCAGAGATAATGCTACCATCATGACCTTGAATTACATCTCTAGGAGTTTGAAATGTGTCATCTAAAAATTTGTGAGGAAGATACTTTTTATACAAACCTAATTTTGTAGGAGTATAGGGGATGTAGTTAAAAGCTGTAGATACATATTCTTTTATTTTAATAACATCGCCTTCTCTTAATGTTACTGTTAATCTTACAAAACCAAATGTGTCATCAAAAGTATAATCTCTTCCGTGTACAAGTTGTCGATCATTTAGGTAAACGTAAACTGCTCGGTCACTTAGATCGGTTAGATTAAATTTTTGACTTAGGGCAAAAACTTTAATCCCTTCATCCTCGACTGTGTAGTTTATATCTGTGTGAGCTCCGCTACCAATCATGTCTGTGCCGGCAAACGGATTTGCTGTATCTTTAGCAAGTCCCATACTAGATATTACATTATCAACAAAATCTGTAATGCTATCTTCGGGCATTGTTTCTGTTATTCTAGTAATAAACTCATTTTTAAATGTTGAATATGATCTAGCATTGTATCTTAGAGCTTTAATAAGATTTGTATTCTTGTCACAAAGCACATCAATCGCTAGTGAGGCTATCCCGGAGTGTTTTAAAAATCTTGTGGCTTTATTTTGATATCCGTCAATGTTTCTAAGATTGCTTGTTCCTGGAAATATTCCAGAGAATCTATCGTCTACATCTAGTGCTAGGTTAAGATGATCTGTTGCTTGTCCTAATGTAAATGTTTTTAATTCTGCATTTAATGGATTCTTTTCAAGACCATGTGGTATTGCATAGTATCCTTGGTCAGGATCAAGGTCAGTAAAAATTTTAACCGAAATTACATCGTTGACTGAAAAACTATTGGCAAAAGTAAATGTTCCATCAACTCGGGTATAGCTGTCTTTGAAGTGAATGCCGTTTAGAAAAAATAAAATTTTAGAATTTTTTTCATCAAACATTTCCCAATTTAGTGTTAATAACTCTATAGAATTTGTTACCTCTGTGATAACTTTACTATCTAATATTGGTTGTAGGTATTCAGAATCTGTTGTGGTCCAACCGTTATAAAATTCATCTAACGGATTAAATCTATAAAATCCAGTGTTTAAATTAACAGTAATAGTTTGTTGATTTAATGAATAGGTAAAGACGTCTGAATCAAGATTAAATTTAAATTGTATATCTCCAACATTATCAATGTTTAAATAATCTAAACTAAAACCTAATTCACTATCAGCAATACTATTTCCAACTTTATATTCAAGTATAGGGGTTCCAAGAAAGGTACTAACTGGGTAGGTATCAGTGTTGCTAAAACTGATACCGTTGGTATCAAATATATCAAACAAAGGAACTTGATTTGTTTTGATTTTATCTTGACTTCTTACCCAATTTGTTCCGTTGAAATGATACATCAGTCCTTTATTGGCATTTCCTGATCGTACTAACACACATTCACCTAATAAAGGTTCTGTATCGTCAACAGATTTTAGTGCTATCTGTTGACGATTGTTGTGGGTAATAAAATTAACCTGATATATTTTGTTATTTGCTAACGGGTCAGTGTCAGCGATGACAAGTATTCTTGCACCGTTGTATAAAAATTCACCGTCAACACTATAACCTTGACTACCTTCAATTGTTGAAAATACATCTGAAGTAAATGTATCAATAAAATCAACTGGTGTTTTAGAAACACTGCCGTGATTGAATAATTGTAGACTAGGTCTGAATTCAATAATAGGGCGTTTAGCTCTAAAACTATCACCGGCGGCAAAATCAGTACCGTTAAGTCGGTGTGCTTTTTCTAATGTATCTCTGTGAAACCATCTGTTATATCTAGACCAAGGATTGCTATCAATACTGGCTCGGCAAATAGTAATGTAATCTTTTTCACCGGGATACGATGTGGCATCGTCAAAGGGTTCCGTATCAAAACCAGTATTATCAAAAATAACTTCCGGTATTTGACTAGTGATAATTGGTACTTCAAGCGAAGAGAATTTAATTAGAACAATAGAGCGGCCAACTTTTTCAACTAGCCAGTTATCTTTAGAGTATTTTGTAGGAGTAACCGTTCCACCAAATCTAACAACTAGGCCGTTAACAAATTCAATACCATTGCTACTGGTATAGGTTTCTTTACCTATAATTTCTTTCTCAATATTAATACTGGTGTTATTTTCAATGTCTTGAATTAAAAATCTTCCAAACCTATCAGGATTAATTGCACTTTGATAATAAAGTATATCAGGAGCATCGTAAGGAACTTCAAATGTAACTGTTCCGTTGATTGCACCGTTATTGGTAATGCCGGCAGAGTAATCAAATTTAGATGTCTGTACGCTTTCTTCAACTATTTCCCAATCTAGTCCTTCTGTGATTGTTCCGTTGACACTAGCTGATACATAATTTTTTGCTCTCCATAGTTTTCCGTCATAGACTGCTAACTGATTTGGAATGTAAGGAAGCTCTGGGCGATACTTTAAACTTCCGGTATCATAAGCAGTTCTTATAAAAAAACCTTCTCTAGGACTATTGACATTAAATTTGTAAGTTTGTCCTCTATACAAAGTAATTGTAGGATTATTAGTTAATCCATCAGGATAAAAAATCCAACTAGATGTAGTTCCTTGTCTTACTTTATAGGTACTAACAATGTCGTTGCCTTGGCCTAAAACTTTTACACTTGGTGGTCCGCTAGGAACCCAGTAGTATTCACGGAAGTTTACAAACTTGTCCCATTCAATAGGAGGAGTCCAGCTATAATGTTCTTGACTTGTTATCTTGTCATCACGTTCGTTATAATTGTTAAAAAATTGCAGTTGATTCTTAAAATCAATGTAGTCGTAAAAATTTTCAACTTGGCCTTGTTCATTGTTAATTACGACCCCTGGCTCAAGTTGATATCTACTTCTTAAGGTAGTATCATCGTCAAGATAGATATCGGAACCTTTGTATGTTTTACCCCAACGACGTCCTATATAGCCTGTTGTTTTTTGTAATACACCAGGTTGAACTAAAGGATCAACCACAGCAGCCATGAACTTGTCATTGGTTTCTGTTTTAAATACCTGAGGCAATAGGTCAACGGTTCTTCTAATAGGAACGCCGCTTTGAGGAAAAATTTGATCTGCCATTTCTTATACCTTGATTATGATGATACAATACCCGATGCGCTTACACGTATTTCTGATGCTGAAATTGAAGTTACAATAACAATGTCATCTACAGTAGCCCCACTGACAAAAATTTCGTCAGTGGCACTTTGAATTTCAAATAAACTGCCAAACGATTGTGTTGGCTGTCTCGGAACAATTACTAAATTACTTAAATCAGGACTGACTGCATTAGTAATATAAGTGATCAATTCACCTAGGTAAAATCTATCTCCAAAGTCCCAATTAGCAGCATCAAAGAAATCATTAATAGACGAAATAATTCTTACTTTTAAATCGTTGTCATTGATGGTTTTAGTAGTATTTTTAACTACTTTAAACTGTGCCTGTAGAGCGTATTCGGCTGTTGGGCCAAACAGTACCTTGTAGTTTACAGGATGATAGATCACTTCGTCACTGATTGATTTGATTTCACCTAAGGTATTTCCAAAACTTATCCGTAGACTGTCACTATTTGGTGCTTCAGGTTTGGTTGTTAATCCTCCTGACAGATATTTTCTAAAATTATTATCATAAGATTTTGTTAATAGGTAAACATCAATAATGTTACTTACACTAGGATCAATTCTACGATCTACATTGGCATTATGCACATATTGAAAATTTAATCTAGATCTACCAATATTTGCTTTATATGTAGGTTCTAATATAAAGGTGTTTGATGCATAGTCAACACGTTTAACTCTATCTTCTGCAATGTCGTAAAAATAAACTAAATCGCCATCGTTAAAATCTGTAATACTAACTGTATTTTCCTGCGATCTTATTTTAATAAGTTCTTGACTATTATCAAAATATGAATATATGATATTTCCAAAGGTGTCCTTACTTTCAACAAAGAAAATATAAGGTTTAGGTGTATCAGTATCTGCTCCAACTATTTGTTCAAATGCGTCTGGATTATCAATAACTCCGTCGTCGTCTCTGTCTGCAAATGCAATTTGCACTTCTTCTGAACTTTGGAAACCGTCTTCATATTTGATAGATTCATCTACTTCAAATATTAATTGTTCTTTAAGCTGTGCCGTATCGCCTGGTTTAGAATTTATTCCTAAAATTCTAATCTGATCTTTGATTACTTTTCCGGTTTTGCTATCATAGATTTTTTGACCGGAATCATAGTAGAATCTATTTTGTTCTAAGCTACCAAAAATATAATTTAAAATTCTTACACGAATTTTGTATTCGTCTGCTTCTTTTGTAAATGCTAATATCCAACTTGTGTCAACATTATTATTAGATGTATCTCCAGCCTTACCAAGAGCAAATGCATTGATTAGATCAATATTAGGAGCTGTAATAATCTTCCACATGGAAGTTGTTAAGTCAAATCGTAAACCAAAATTCTTGTTTTCTGCACAAAGATTAACAATTTGTGTTTCTAATGCATCGGGTAAATTGCTAACAAACTTTGGAACAATTCTAGATGCAATAGCGCCAGTTGGGATAATGTCGTTAAAAACTATTGGGCCTTTACCTGTATTCAATACGCCTCGGCCAGCATTAGTACCATCACCTACTACTCGAATAATTTTAGTCCATAGGCGATCAGTTTGATCAGGATCTAAGACATTGGTTGTTACTAATTCGCCACGTTTAAAACTTTTTCCGGGCGGTGCAACAAATTTTATCAATGACCCTGCTGTTACATATTTTAAAGTATTGGTTGTATAACCGCCAACTTTTTGCAAAGTTAAATCGATAGAATTTAAAAAATATCCTGTGCTTTCATTAACATCTTTGGTAATCTGTGTCCAGATTGTATTTGTATCAGTGAATAAAATTTTATCAAACTTTGTAAAATAAAAATTATAAACACCTGTACTGGTAAACAAAGGCTCGACGTTTTTTCTAATAAAATTAACTGAATCAATTCTATTAATAGGTTTGAAAGCTAGACTTTTTTCACTTTCTTGTTTGTAAATTAATCCGTCATCGGCAAATACATTAACACTAGAATACTTTCCGCTGGCATCAATAATATCAAAATTTCTTGATACTCCGCTGCTTGTTCTGTTTACTGCTTTAACTTTTAAAATGTCTTGACTACTAGCCAGCGGAGCAAGGTTGTAATCTTCCGCTGTAATCATTCTATTTTGTGTATAGTACTGTGCGGGTGCCTTTGTTCTAATGCTTTCTACCGTTTCAGCAGGAACACTATTACTAACGGTATATTTTAAACTCATGCTGATACTAAGTACCTGCTTGGTTCCGGATTTACTAACATAAGGAATGTTTATATTAATTCCTCGTAGTTCGTTTGGTAATACACTGTAAGACAATCCGTTACTGGTACGATAGTAAACACGAAATGGTCCTTGTGGCAGATTGCCGTAGACTCCATCAGCAAAAATTAAATCTATTCTATCATTATTTTTTGTAGATATTGCATAGATATTTCTAATATTTTTTTCTACAGAATTATAAGCAATATTATTACCAGCTAATGCAGAAACTTTAGTCCACTCGCCTTGCTGTGCTCCGTTGGATGCTAAAGCAAATAACCATACATCGTCGTTGTTGATATTATCGGCATCTATAGAAACTTTTTCATTGGTAGTCGGAACTGGTACAGAAAAATCAGCAAGTTCTAAACTGCCTTGCTTAAACATGAGGTAAAACCCTGTGTTAGGGCTTGATGTTCCTTTACCGTCATTTCTATAGATAAAACCTATTTGATTTCCAGGAACTGGCGGTTCTTCATAAATTTCTTCACTGCCTTTAAAAGCGGTGCTTACTAGTTCAAAGGGCATACTACGGCCTGCTACATTTTTTTGGAAAGAGTAAATAGGAACATCTCGATTGGCTGTGTTAAAACGATACTGTTCTGTAGGAATCCCTTGTATGGTAGCGTTTCCTTGACTTCGGCCAAATTCTGTATTTGGGGACATGGCTGCATTTAACACTGCAACAAATTGTTCTCTCCAGTTAGGATTAGTAGGATCGTTCCAGATAATTGTTTGACGGGCTAGATTCTTTCCGTTGGCATCCAATAGAGGTTCAGTTGTGCTTAATGTATCAAACTTTAATAGACCTTTACTAGCGATATTTCTCTTGGCATTATAGCTCAACATACGAGCTATACGAAGGACGCTTTCTCTACGAGAAGCTAATTCAATAAAATTTTCACGACTGGCTAGATCAATGCGGAAAGCAAGACTCTGTCCAAGGAAAGCAACAGCATCAATCAGGGCAAGATATTCGCTGCTTTCAATATAGTCATTGAAGTCTTCTGGGTAATTTTCACGCAAATATGTGATAATAACTCGACGGAGATTCTCAAAGTCGTAGCTTTTAAAGTCAGCATTTTTAAAGGTCTGATAGATTCTTGTCCAATCCTGATTTATAATTAAATTTGTTTGTCTTGTAGTAGTTGTCATTTTAACGCCCTGATATCATATTTACCTTAAAAAATAAAGTGGTCAGTTAACAACATTATTCTTTTTATCAAAATCAAAAGTCATTTTTTCGTTGATATTAAACGGCAGATAAACAACATCTGCTTGTATACGAATTCCCATATCTGTAGTATCAATAGTCAACGAATTTACTTTGACTCTTGGATCGTAGTTAATAATTTGTTGTACATCGTCAGTGATCATCTTTTTAATTTCAGGAGTGAAATTTTCAAACAGCATATCCCAAATAATAGTTCCAAAATTAGGGTTTTCTAATTTTTCACCTTTACGAATATAAAAGTGATTCATTAAATCTCTCTTGACTAGATTAATGTCATAGAGTTTAAAGTTATTTTTAATTTCGTTAGAGCTGAACCCTCGATAGGTAAAACTAGAACTTGTCTGTGCTGTTGTGGCTTTGTTAGTTGCCACTGATTGTTGATTGTATAATTTAGCCATTATGCTTCCCTGTCTGTCATATCAGGTTTAACTGATAGAGGATCTAAATTTTCGTGGTTGGGCCACGGTTCGTGCATTGGAATACGTTTCATGATGCTTTCTAATGGTGACATTGTATCATATCTATCAGAAGTCCATTCTGCTTGATTAGGATCAATGACTACATTTTCAAATACTGGCAAAGGCTCAGGGGGAGAAGCGGCTGTTGCAGAACCTGCTTCAGCGGCGGCTGGCCCGTTAAGATTAATACTGCCGCCGGATATAGTAGTATTGGCTGCTCCAATTTCCATGTTTCCGCCAGATGTTAACTTGTTGTCTCCGCTGGTATTAACATCAAGCCCGCCACCAACTGTCATATTGACTTGATCTCCTACTGTAACATCCCAGGTTGATTCAAATGATTCAGCAACTGCTCCAGATACCGTTTGGTCTTTGGTGCCATCTACTTGTATTGCTACATTACCATTTACAATAGAAATCTTATCTCCGCCTATTTCAGTTTGATGACGTTCTGCAACTTTGAGATTAAAGTTACGACCGGCTTCCATGTTGATATCTCTATCAGCATAAAAATTAAAATCCTGTTTAGTATGTATGCTAACACTATCTTCTGCAAAGATATCAATTTTACCGTCGCTAGACATTTCAATCCAACTGGTTCCTCTACTATTACCTATATAGATTAAATCTTCTGAGGTATGCATTAGAATTTGATGACCAGTTCTTGTACGCAGTCTTACATATTCATCTTTGGGTATAGTAGGCTCACCACTATCACCTCCTAAAGTGTCGGCATAATCGTAGCCACCTTCGCTGGTATTAGTTCTACGCTGATATCGATCATCTCCATCATCCATGACAAACTGCGAGCCGCCTAACCTGCTTACTGGAACAGGTGCTGGACTTTGACTTTCTACTTTTCCGATAAAAGATTTTTTAGCACCGTCTCTTCGATCAAGTGGTCCAGGTGTCGAAATTCCATAAACGCTACTAGGAACATTTCTACGAGCTGTGCTTTTTGAAACTCCCCTAACGTCATCTGCAAGCAATCCTTCTTCTCTTAGATGTTCAGCAAAAGGATGAACTGCTTTTTTAATCTTGTCAACTTCCATGTTTTCTTCGAGACTATTGGCTCTACGATTTACTTCTGCTACTGGAACTGTGTCAACATCGTAATGCTCTGAATCACCGTCGGCAAATTCTACCGCATCAGATCCTGCAATAGCAGGGACCATGTGATTAGTAAATCTGTCAGGAACACAGCCCATCCAGTAGGCTTGACTAGGATCGCCGTCAATAAAAAATACAATAACAGTTACTCCAACATCAGGAGGAACAAACCACATACCATAACTTTTTTGACTGTCATTAAAATCATCTTTGTTTTCGCCTTGAAACTCAAAAGCTGTTGCTCCAAAGAAAGGACTAGCGTAACGAGCTCCAAAAGTTTGGCCGCCATCTCCAACGCTATTACCATCTTTCTTTAACAAGGTAACTTCTAGGCCTCCCATGAAACTGGGATCCAAGTGTCCTACAACTTTAGCTAGGAAAGGGCCGCCGGAAATGTTTGATGGCGCATTAGCTGATTCTCTTTTTACCTGTGACATTTATTATCCCATGAAGTCGCCGAGGTCGGCATTGTTTTGTGCTATTTCTTCATCAGTGTAGCCAGAACCTAGGCCGCCTGCGTCAACACCAAACAGTTCGCTGTAATCAACAAATTCTGCAGCTTCACCGTTTGGAGAAAGGCTGATAGTATCCTCTTCTGAAATATCCACAGCCAACGGATTTTTGCTTGCTCCCTTATAAGGATCGTAATCCCAAGGTTGATTAGGCATTCTAGTAGCTTCTAAGGTTTGTGTAAATGTTCCGTTAGAAAATTTATTGTTTACCTTTATTACTTTGTAAATTCCGCTATAAGGATTGACTCTTTCTCCTGGAGGAAAATTATAAAGGCCGCCACTACCACTGGTTCCTAGATTAGGTTCTACTGGTGTTCTAAAAATAATTCTAATATAAGTATCAGTTCCTTGATAATTCAAACTGCCGGCAGCATCCCTCATTGCATCTTCACCGCCTGCGCCTATACCATCATAGACATCTCCAATATAATTACCCATTCCGGCATCTGCAATCCAATAAGGATCTCCTATGATTTCAAGACTGATCTTTGTCATATCACCAGTGCCTTGATTTTCAATTTTATTTTTAAGGACTTCTGCAACACGTCTTGCTACTGTTTGAGCACCCGGACCGCCCTTTGTGGTAATTTTAGTTATTGCAAAATCACCGTAGGAAGCACTAGCATCTGGAGTGGTAGCGGCTTCTGCGTCACCTGTAGATACATTCTTTAATTTTTGATCCGGATCTTCGTATGATTGATTGAGTGCAGGGTTTGCCACGCTTTCACTATCTTCAGCACTAGTAGGCATCTGTCCCTGATGGAATAGTTGATTAATTTGAATATCAAATTTTATAATATCGTTATTTTGTCCAGTATAGATGTATTTGTATTCTTTACCAATAATTTTGTTTAGTTGAGGATAACCAGGAGGATTTGCACTAGGATTTCTAAACACACTGGAATGTACCTTAAAAGGTATTACTCTAAAAACATAACTGCGCTGTCTACAATTTCTTATTAGATCAAATTCACCTATAATTATTTGTACATCTACTCTAAACCAAGAGATGCGGCCTGCATCATCAAGTCCTTTGCTAGGATCAATCGCATCTTTGGCAAATTGACTACTTAAAATTACTTCTTGTATAATATTCTGTACTGTTGCTCCGGCTTTAAATTGAAACTCTCGTTGTTTAGGATCAATTGTCATTTTTCCTCTTTCAATTAACCCGGTTTCTTTATCAGTAACATCACCTTCGAAACCAAAATTAAAATTACCGCCACTGCTAGGGCCAAAACCTAAACTGCTGGTTCCAATCGGACCGTCTCCAAAATTTTGACTTTGTTGTCCTTCTCGGCCTTTCAACGGAGCACTTTTAGGTTCAGTTGGGTCAAATGCTACCAGTTCTTCCAATGCGGTCCAGGCGCCGCCGTCGTCTTCGCCCGGCAGGCCTACACGGTCTGCCCAACTTGTAGGAAACACCACAATGTACCTGTCAGCGGTATCTTGTTTGCCTTCTTTTCTTAATTTTTCTTGAGCTTTGTTTAATGTTACACATAAACTGGTATTTCCAGCCACTAGCATTTCTTTAATGTCTTCGCCACGTAATTTTAAATCTGTAGTAACCTGTTGTGCAATATTAGTAAAGCCTGTGTGATTAACTGGATATGCTTCACACTTGTAATTTGATCCGCCTTCGTTGGTTGAAAATGTAACTTTTTTAAAAGCTATAATAAAATATTTTTCTAGAGCATCTGAACTACCAAACATCTGACCGTTGTCTTTATGTCCTGCAAATTCTAATTTTAATAAAAATGGAGTACCGTTGTAATTAGGGTAGCCGGCATTGATTGATGCAGTTTGTAGGCTATGTAAGAAGTATCCCATAGAGTAAGGTTCGTACACATCAAACGACATTGTGATCATGTTAGTAGATCCAGTCTTTGCTGTAGCCGCTGTTGTCATGTCCATAGAAAAATTGTTGACATAATACTCGGGTTCACCTACAATAGTATTAGCACGTTTACTGTCATATCGGCCAGCACTAGAGAATACAACATTTTCTAATGCACCCGGTATTCCCCTATATGAACTAGGATTGTTAAACTGATCCGGGCTTAGGCAACATAATGTCCAAAGAGGAGCATATGATGCAAATTGTTCTAAGACATTTTCATAAGGAGGCCCGTTTAAAGTTGGGATTGATGCGAGTCCCGTAAACAGGCTAAGAGAATTTTTTGCTATTGCTCCGTCGAGGTCGCCAAACTCGGTATCAACCTGAACACTTGCTGAATCATTTTCTGTTTGATTGGTTGTTACGGTGGCAACACCCTGACGTATGTTCTGAACTCCAGGATCTTCATTATTAACGTTTCCGTTAAATTCATAATCATCCCACATATTATATTCCTAAGTAATTTTGTAAGTTAGTTTTTTTAGGAATGTAAATTACAATACCTGGTTCAAAATCATAGATAGGATCTTTAATCACATCCATATTTCGTTGAACAAATACCCACCATAGTTTAGGATCCCCGTAGAGATCATAGGCTAATAAATCTGGACGATGTCGATATTGATTTTCTAAAACATATTTGAAATCATCTTTCTCTGAAGGTACCGGTCTAACCTTCATTAATTCCAAATATAATTTATTTTGTTTAGTTAAGGCCCATGGGCTGGTTTTTCTATACTTAACTTTCTTATCAACATTTGCCATTTTAGATATAACCCTTCATGCTCATATCTCCAGCAACATATTGTTGAAGACTAAATTGTCTTAGACGTGTTCTATTGTATATTGGCGAAACAGTAACGGATATTTTGCTAAGAATAGGTACCCAAGATACTCCGAAGGCTGTATTACACTTGATGTAGTTAACGTCTTCAGGAAGATCAACACTGAAACTTTTAATTATTACTGGCACACTGTTTAATACCGCAGGGCCGTAACCAGATAGATTACAGATAACCGGAGGGTTACCAACATTGTCGCTGGCGCCATAAAACATTTTTGTAGCTGCTTTAAAAAATGTTGTAGCTTCAATCCAGTACTGTGCATCAGTTTGAGTTTCACAACTAAACTCTCCAGCAATTTGAATGTCTTCTACCGAACTGTTTTTATAGGCTTGGAAAGGATAATTGTTATGTACAGGATCAATTGTGCTGTAATTTGCCTTGGTGGCGATTGTCACGCTAGGAAGATAAGGCCATACTACTCCATTAGTGTCACGCAGTCTGGGAAATGCTCCTTCACCAAATAGGCCAAAATTGCAATTAACTCTAACTCGCCAATCATTAGCATCGGAACTTTGTACTTCAACAAATGATCCTCTAGACTGAAATAGCTCGCCACTACTGGGCAGGTTCTTGCCCCTAAAAAGGCTAAGTACATTGTTCAGTTGTCCTGCGGCTGCTGATACCGCTCCAGCAATGCCGCCAATTGCACCAATAGCACCACCTATGCCTAAACCATTGATAGCACGACCAATATCACCTCCGGCATTTGAAATGCCTCCTGCAATGCTTCCAATACCTTTCATTGCTGTTCCCAGGTCGGGCATACCTCCTACTGTGGCTCCGTTAAGAGAAGAACCAATAGACCCACTTAAGCCGGCCACTTTGTTTTCTAAATCTGCCATTCCTGTTGACATGCCACCGCCAAAGCCACCGCCAAAAGCGTTGGTAGCAGAGCTAACCGCACTCTTAGCTGAGGATATAACTGATGTAAATGGATTGAGCGATAAAGACATAAAAAGACTCCGTTTAGACTATTTATTATTAAAAAAATGTGCTATTATTATATAACTTGGAGATTCCTATAACTATGACGTTAATAACGCAGCCACCTAAAATAAAGTACCTAACCAACAAAGATTTATTAAGAGAAATACACCTAAGCAAAAACACCTACTGTGCATTTCTAGCACCTGAACACAGTGAATACGATATTATTTTACCTAACTTATCTAAGGTTAATATCCGCACAATAGCAGATGCAAAACGTGCTAGAGCAATTAGGATGGGCAAACAGGCTCACGAACTAGCGGTACTAACAGGCGGCAAAAAGTTACCTGCAAAAGAATTCGAAGTAGACTATAAAACTATTAAAAAAACTGATGTGGTTTTTCGCATCATGACCTTTGAACATATTCCGTTAGCGCCTGGTCGTAAAAAGACCCTAAAGAATACTGCCGACAGTCACGACAAGGTTAACTTTCCGCCGTTCCAGCATTGGAAGTTTGATGACAACGACAACTTAATTCTAGTAGGAAAAAGCCATTGGAAGGGAGATTTAGAAAAAGGCGAGTTCAATAAAGAACACGGTCAGATGACCAACAATCTAGCTCGTATGTTTATCAAGCTATGTGAGCGATATGCAACCAGAGGAAACGTTCGTGGATATACTTATAACGATGAAATGCGCGGCCAAGCAATTCTTCAACTCACCCAAATTGGCCTACAGTTTGATGAGAGTAAGTCTGATAATCCTTTTGCTTATTATACCGCTGCTGTCACTAATTCATTTGTTAGAATCATCAATATCGAAAAGCGCAATCAAAATATTCGAGACGATATACTTGAGATGAACGGCATGAATCCCAGCTGGACTAGACAGAACAGCGGAGGGGGCAGTGGTGCTGTTACCGCTACCGCAGGTGTGTCATCTGGCGAAGTTGGTGGTGATTGGGATTGATCTACTTTAAAAAATCCTGTAAAATAGTCATATGAATCTATTTAAAAAAGTTGCATGTTTTACCGATATACACTTCGGACTCAAATCAGGAAGCCGTACACACAACCAAGACTGCGAAGATTTCGTAATTTGGTTTTGTGAACAGGCAAAAAAGGAAGGTGCAGAAACTTGCATCTTCCTTGGCGACTGGCATCACAATCGCAGTACCACTGATGTCAGCACAATGAACTATACTGTTTCAAACTTAGAACGACTAAGTCAAAACTTTGAAAAGGTATATTTTATTCTAGGCAATCATGACTTGTTCTACAAAGACAAACGTGAAATTAACTCTGTTGAGTTTATGCGGCTGTTCCCTAATGTGGTACCTATCAAAGAAACACTAACCCTAGGTGACGTAACTATCATGCCTTGGTTGGTTGCTGATGAATGGAAAAATATTCCTAACATCAAAAGCAAGTACATGTTTGGACATCTCGAATTACCTAGCTTCTATATGAACGCCATGGTACAGATGCCCGATCATGGGCAGTTACAGGCGCCTCACTTTGCCAATCAAGATCATGTGTTTACAGGACATTTTCATAAACGTCAACACAGCAGAAACATCAGCTATATTGGCAACGCATTTCCGCACAATTATGCAGATGCAGGAGATGACGATCGTGGCATGATGTTGTTAGAGTGGGGCGGTACACCTGAATATAAAACTTGGCCTAAGCAACCTGTTTATAGAACCTATAAGCTAAGTCAAATCATTGACAAACCCGACGAACTCTTGCGTGAAAAGATGCATTGCCGTGTAACCATTGACTTGCCTATCAGCTTTGAAGAAGCCAACTTTATCAAAGAAACATTTATGCCGCAGTATAAGTTAAGAGAACTTATGCTGATTCCAGAGAAAGTAGAAGTAGATGCACAATCTGCTCCTATTGATATCAACTTTGAAAGTGTTGACACAATTGTTATGAATCAAATCAATGCCATTGACAGTGGTACCTACGACAAAGGATTGTTGTTGGAGATCTATAAAGAACTATGATTAAAATTAAAAATCTCACAGTAAGAAACTTTATGAGTGTGGGCGCACAGACCCAGGCTATAGATTTTGACAAAGGACAGTTGACTCTGGTATTAGGTGAAAATCTAGATCTAGGTGGAGATGATAGCGGAGCTCGTAATGGTACAGGTAAAACCACAATCATCAACGGTCTTAGTTACGCTATCTACGGCAATGCTTTAACTAATATCAAGAAAGACAACCTTGTTAACAAAATTAACAACAAAGGCATGTTATGTACTGTTAGTTTTGAAAAAGATGGTGTCGACTATCACATTGAACGAGGTCGCAAACCCAATGTGTTAAAGTTTAGTGTTAACGGACACGAACAATCTGCACAAGAAACAGATGAAGCACAAGGTGACAGTAGAGAAACACAAAAGGCCATCGAAGAAGTATTTGGCATGACTCATGATATGTTTAAGCATTTGGTTGCCTTAAACACCTACACTGAACCTTTCTTGAGTATGAAAGCTGCTGATCAACGTGCGATCATTGAGCAGTTGTTAGGTATTACTCAATTAAGTGAAAAAGCAGAAGCTCTTAAAGAGCAGATTAAAAACAGCAAAGATAAGATTGCTACAGAAAATACCAAGATAGAAACTATCAAAGCCAGCAACGATCGTATTCAACAGAGTATTGATGCATTAGAACGCAAACAAAGATTGTGGGAAGAGCAACATGAAACTAATATTGCTAATCTAGCAAAAGCTATTGAAAAACTTCTAGACATTGACATTGATCAAGAAATTGCTGCACATCGAGCACTAGATGCATATAATACAAAACGCAAGGCCATCAACGAATTAACCAATTGGATCAATCGTTGTAATCTAGATGAAGCTCGTGAAAATAAAGATATAGCTAGATTAAAAACAGAAATTGCCAGCTTAGAAAATCATACCTGTCACAGTTGCGGACAAGGCTTTCACGATGAAAAACAGGTAGCACTATTAGAAAAGAAACGCAAGGATCTGCAGGAAACTGCACTTCAGGCTTTAGCAACTAATACTCAATTAATGGAGCATACTGACTCTCTTAAAGAACTAGGTGAATTAGGTGATTGTCCTAGTGTTGTCTATGACAATTTAGAGCAGGCATTGAATCACAAAAATACACTTAGCAGTTTAGAACGTGACATTGAAATCAAAGATAAAGAATCTAATCCTTATCTTGAACAAATTGAAGAATTAAAGAAAACTGCGGTGCAGGAAATTGACTACGAATCAGTAAATCAACTAGTACGTGTTAAAGACCATCAAGAGTTCTTACACAAGTTGCTAACAAACAAAGATAGTTTTATTCGTAAGCGTATTATTGATCAAAACTTGGCTTACTTGAATCAACGTTTAACTTATTATCTTGATCGTATTGGTCTTCCGCATACTGTAGAATTTCAAAATGACCTAAGCGTGTTGATTACACAACTAGGACAGGATCTAGACTTTGATAATCTAAGTCGTGGCGAACGCAACAGACTTATTTTGTCTATGTCATGGGCATTCCGTGATGTATGGGAAAACCTGTATCAAGCTATCAACTTGTTATTCATTGACGAACTTGTAGATAGCGGCATGGATGCATCGGGTGTAGAATCTAGTATTGCGGTGCTTAAGAAGATGACTCGTGAAAGAAACAAGAATGTGTTCTTGATCAGTCACAGAGATGATCTAACCAGCAGGGTAAATCATGTACTCAAAGTTATTAAAGAGAACGGGTTTACAAGTTACAGCAATGATGTGGAGATTGTTGCTTGACCACAGAAGCACACGATAAAATGATCCGGGCCTTCCAGGAGTATTTTAAATGGCAGGACCGTTTTGAATACCGAGGCTCGGACGAAGCAGGCATTAAGGCACGATATTGGCTAAGTGAAATACGCAATCAGGCAAGCACAAGGCGTACAGAAATACAAAACAAACGAGAAGAACGCAGAGCAGCCAGAAAAGGCATGGTTGGGAGGCCGAAGAAGACTACATAAGGGATGACTTGGTATTATAAGAAAAAAATCGTTGAAGAAATCTCTGAAGAGTATATTGGATTCGTATATCTTATAACCAACAACATCTCTGGGCGCAAGTACATAGGCAAGAAACTAGCAAAATTTGCAAAAACAACCTACAAGACGGTAACGTTAAAGAACGGCAAAAAGAAGAAAAAGAAGATTAGAGGCAAGATTGAAAGCGATTGGAAGGACTATTATGGTTCTAGCGATGCGCTAACAGCAGACGTTGAGTCACTAGGCAAAGAAAACTTCACCAGAGAAATTCTATTTTACTGCAAAAACAAGTCAGAATGCAGCTACATCGAGGCAAGAGAACAGTTCAAACACAAAGTTCTAGAATCTACAGACTGGTATAACGGTCACATACAGGTTCGAGTTCACGGCTCACATATCCTCAAAAAACCCAAAATATAATAGACAGACACAGCCGTTAGGCACATTTAGGCTCAATAAATCCAGGCAAATAACTGCCAAATAAGCCTGCACTGGCGTTGTTAAAGTGCCCTTAAAGCTGGATCTCGGATCGCAGTCAATGGAATTCCCTACTTGGTAGAGGGGTTGTAACAGTAGTATCCTTAACAGGACCACGATCGGATATGCCTATAAAACCGGTTTACTGTACAAGAAAGTATTAATCAAGGCTAAAAGAGGGAGAAAAACCCGCGGCTATACCTATGTTAGCGTATTTGTATAGACCCGCCGTTGTAATTAAGACTCAGCTCGTGGTACCGGACAACCGCCACTGTAATGCTGTAACGCTAAGTGATCATGTTCAACTCAGATAATGTTCATTTTTAGCCCGCAAGGGCTAAGTGTGACTGAACAATCTAGATAATATCTAAGTGCTTCGCACTTAATAATACATCACTGTTAAAAGAAAAGAAATTCGTTGAGCGTCTAGCGAAAACGAATATGAGCTTTAGCTCATAGCTGTAATAAATAACAAATATGTCTTCGAGTACTAAATGAAAATATCAACTTTAATGGAATATCACGTTCTAGCAGGTCGTAAACTACTTGCTGAATCTTGTGATGGTTTAACTGATCATCAGAGATTTATCGTAGAAGGTATCTACAATGACCTGTCTCCTCTAATTGAAGCTAGTTTGGCTCCTCAACAAATACAACAGCTATTTGGCGAGATAGAGAAAGCAGCTACCGCAGGTGGTGATAACAGAACTGGCCTAGGGCTTGGTGTTGATGTTGCCAAAGAAGCCAACAATGCCATAAACAATCTAGGCAAGTGGATGCAGAATACCACACCTGTTAAGATGTTTGATCAGAAGTTTGAACAACTCAAGGGCAAGGTTGCAGGTAAGTTTCCTAAGCTGGCAAAAAGCCTAGCCAGTATGGGTGATTGGGCTAAAGAAAATCCAGGAAAGACTGCGGCCATTATTGGTATTTTAACTACTATGGCTTCTCTTGCAGGAGGTCCTGTAGGCGGCGCAATCGCTGGTCAGATTTTAAAAGGCTCAGCAGAATTACTCAAAGGCGAAAAACTTTCAACAGCTATAGGTAAAGGTGCTAAAGCCGCGGCCTTTGGTTGGTTAACTGGTAAAGCAGTTGACTTTATTGGTCACGCTCTTACTGCCCCGGCTATAGAACAAGCTAATGCTATGGGCAAAGACATTGTCACGGCAAATTACAAAGCAACTATTGATGAAATAGGCGGTGAGTTTGGCGATAGATTTGGAACATTTGCAACAGGCGAACTCTATGGTAAGGCAGCAGATGTTGCAGACATTAGAGATGTTTGGAAAGATGCAGTAGGAGCATGGAAAGCAGGAGCCTACGACCAAGCTGAACAGGGTTTTAGAACAGTACAAGACATGACTGAAAAATTAGCTGACCCGCAATATCTAGATGCTATTGCCGCCACTGTTGACAAAGCACAGATGATGAAACAGGGTGCTGAAGAAATGTCTAGATTCTTTGGCAAGATGGCTGACGTTGCTCAAGGTGCTGGTACAGCAGCCACAGGTAACAGCAAAAAAGAAAGTGTTTATCGTCAGACTCGCCCACTAAGCGAAGGTCAAGTCTATGTATTATTCAATCGAGTTGAACAACTCAATGAAGGTCCAATGGATTGGATCAAAGACAAAGCTGGTAAAGCTGCTGATTGGT